AATTGAAAGATGCTAATACAACTTATGAGCTTAATTTTCATCAATTTAACGGCTCTTTTATGGAAGGTAATATAAATTTATATGATTATCAAGAAAAAGCGTTAAATGGGCTAATTTTAGGCAAAAATGGGATATTACAAGCACCATGTGGAGCAGGGAAGACACAAATAGGATTACAACTGATTAAATCAATCGGTGGTAGAGCATTATGGCTTACACATACAGGAGAATTATTAAATCAAAGTAAAGAACGCTGCGAGATGTATTTTAAAGGAGATTTCGGCACTATTACAAAAGGACAAGTAAACATTGGTAGAGATATAACCTTTGCAACAGTTCAAACAATGAGTAAAATCGATCCATCTATTTATAAAGATGAATTTGATATTGTAATAGTAGATGAATGTCATCATTGTGTAGGAGGACCAACAAAAGTAATGCAGTTTTATAAGGTATTAACAAACTGCAACGCTAGATATAAATATGGACTATCTGCTACACTTAATAGAAGTGATAATCTTATATGTTCTGTATTATATATACTTGGAGAAGTATTATATACAATACCTGAAAGTGATGTCAAAGATAAAATTATAAAAGCAGACCATAGAAAGATAGATATAGATATAGATTATGATATGAGAGAGTATTTAGATGTGGATGGAACAATAAATAATACAAAATTACTTACAATGTTATCTAATCACACACAAAGAAATAAGATTATACTTGATAATGTGATTAAGAATAAAGGACATAAGCAACTGATATTATGCCATAGAGTAAATCAATGTGAATATTTATATGAAATACTAAAAGAATATATGAGTTGTAATTTAGTAGTTGGTAAAATAAACCACAATAAAAGAGTATTTGATGGAGAAGTAATTATAGCTACATACTCACTTGCAAAAGAAGGACTTGATATACCAGAACTAGATATATTGCATCTAGCAACTCCACAAAAAAATGAAGCTACAACAAGACAAGCAGTAGGTAGAATTGAAAGAAACATTGAGGGAAAACAAACTCCAATATGCTATGATTATGTAGATATAAATATATCTTATTGTGTAAATTGTTATGTAAAAAGAAGAAGATTTTTAAACAAAAATAAAAAAAGATAAAAAAAATATTGCTTTCTTTTTATTTTAATGCTAGAATATAGGTAGATATAGGAGGTAGCAATATGATTATTATTTATTCATATAAGGGATATACTATCACACATATAGATAATAAATATTGGATAACTTATCCAGAAGATGATGAAGCTTCAATTTATACTTCATCATTAGATAATGCTTATAAATTTATAGATGAAATGGAGGAATAAACAATGAGAAAGAAAAATTATTTAAACGAAAAACATTATGAAAGTTGTGAATTTGTAGATTTAAACATAACTGATGTGCCAGAGATTATATTACAAGATAGAGAAAGTATAATCCAATTTAATTTAACTAAAGGTTATTCAAGTGTAATAATAGGAACTGACAAGTTAATTGATTATATTATGGATAATTTAGACAAATTACATCAATTCGAAAATAAATTATTTATTGATATTGATGGGTTTGGTTCAGTTGTATTTGAGGGAATTTATATTATGTGGAATAAGAAATAATTGGAGAGTAATATTATGGATCATCTATATAGAATATGGTATAAATCAAAAGATAGGGCTTTACCTGTATTTATATTTGGGTATTGCCCTGAACAAGCTCAAAAGAAATTTAAAAAGCAGCATCCTAGAAGCCAAATAGTAAAGTGTGAAAGTTTGGGTAAGGGTGGAATAAAAACAACTAAAATTTATGTTAAGGATTAAGTTATGATGACTAGAAAAGAAAAGCAAAAATTATGGAAAGAAAACCATAAAGAACATATTAGAGAGTATCAAAGAGAGTGGTGCAGAAACCACAAAGAAATAGTTAGTGAAAGAAACAGAAAAGCATATTTAAAAAGAAAATATAAGGAGATATTTGGATAATAGAAATTATTTTTGATTATTATAATAAAATTTATAAGGGAGTGATAATATGACATTAAAGGAATTATTAAAGGTTGTGCCATCAGGACAAACAATACAAATACTAGATGCTTACGATATGGAAGTTGTTTATTATGAAGATGATAAGCAGTTCTTTAAAAGAGAAAGTATTGAAAATAAAAAAGTGCTTATGGTATCAGTTTGTAGTGATGATAAATTAAGAATTGTAATCGAGGTATAATATTATGAAATATATAAGAACATGCGACAATGTATATCCTGTATATAAAGAAACTGATGATTGGTATTATGTAGATAAAGATTTAACAATTATTATTTATAAGGATGAAGTTAAATTTGAGCATAACAGTATTGATCTATTATGTGATAACTTTGTTATGATAAATAATAAATTTAATGGTTGTAGAATTTGGGAATATACTTATGATGAATTATTAACTTTATATCCTAACATAAAAGATTTATTTAGTATTTATGGTGCTATCTGGTGCGAGTGGGGATTAAAGTATGTAGCTAAATTAAATGATAATGGTAGGTTAGAACTATATGACAAAAATTAAAGCATTAAATTATATAATTAGAGTTATAAATATGAAAAGATTACGAGATAAAAATAATCATAGATATAATCAAGAGAAAAAAGATATTGAAGTAATGGCTGCATTACAGGAAATAAAACAAATTATAAAGGAGTATGAAGAATGAGTAGATTAACAAAGAAAGATGTAAGATATGTAGAAGGAGATAAGAGATTTCTATCTCCTTATTGTATAGTTGAGAGTGGTTTACAAGCCGAAAATGATAGATTAACTAAATTAGGACAACTAGAAGATATTATGGAAAAGTATCATATCACAACTATTGCACAACTTGATGCAGTTGTAGGTAGTGCTATTAAGTTTGCAGATGCTTTATTGAAAAGAGGTATGAAATAATGTTTATTAGAGTTGGTAGCAGGGTTTATGAAGTTTATAGCACTGATGTTGAAGTTAGTGGAGATTATGTAGTTTATAATCCTGATTATGATAAATATGATCTAGATAATCTACCAGAATATTTATATTACGCAAAGAATTTGGTAGATAAGGAAACTGAAACACTAGAAGAAATGTGTGATAGATTTGTATTTTGTGATATATATTGGGGTAAAGAAACTCATAGATGCGAAGATAGATTTAAGGCTTTAATTGAGAGATATAATATTATTATTGATGAAACATTACCATGCTTTGTAGAAAATCAATACTATAAAGAAGATGATAGTTTTGTTGAGATAGAGGAAGGTATGTGGCTTGATAAGGATAAAGTAGAAAAAGGTGTATATGGTGCTATCTGGACAGGTAAAGGACTTATTTATGTAGCCAAAATGAATAATGAAGGAAAGCTGGAATTGATATGAGTAAAGAATTAGAAGCATTAGAACAAATAATTGAAAAGACAGGTTGTATAAATGACACTTGTGTTCATTTACCTAAATGTTTAAAAGATAATAAGTGTAGATACAATGATGATAACTTAATGTGTCCTGATTATGAAATTGCAAACTCTATCAAACAAGCCTTACTAAAAGCACAAGAGCAAGAAAAGGTGCTTGAGATTATTAAGAAGAAAGAAGTAGATGTTGCATATTTAATGTGTTTATTAAGAAATTACAATACTAATAGTATTGAAATAGCAAGTATGTATAATCGAGCAAATGTATCTCAATTTCAATTATTGCCAAGAGAAATAGATTTATTAAAGAGGTGGTTAAATGTATCGAGTAAGTAGATGTGCTGATAGTCCAATGAAAAGAAAATTAAAAGGTTGTAGCACTTGGTCTTATGTAGATGTAGAAACCAAAGAACAAGCAAATGAAATTAAGAAAAAATGGAAACAAGAGGGTTATTATGTGAAAGTTGAGGTGCTAGACAATGACTAAAGAACAACAAGCGTTAGCTAGAATTAAAGATAATACTTTCTGCCATGTATCGCAAAATTATGATATGGTTAATCTTAATGATGATTATAAAAATACTTGTTTTACTACTGAAGAATTAGATTTTTTAATTGATTATTGCTATAAACATATAGCAGATTGTGAGGAAATGACATACTCTTGCAGTGAAGAAAATTGTAAATTATTAGGTGTCTATGATAACCTTAAGTGGTATGAAGCATTAAAAGATAAACTTAATAGCTTAAAATAGTAGGTAGTTTGTAAAACAGGATACTATATATATATTTATTTTTATATATATATAGTATTTTTTTGTTTGGTAGGTAGATAGTCTGTGTTTATAAATTCTTTTATATTTTCTTTTCGTATATGACTTTTCAAAAAAGGGGGGGGTTAGTCCCTACCTCCCTACCTATTTGACTTTTTATTAAAATAATTCTATAATAAAGGTAAATTTAACGATTTAAAGGTTAGATATAAATTCAAACAAAAATCGTTTGTATAAAAAGGAGGAGTAAAAATGGCTAGAATTAAGGGTGCTAAAAATGGAATAAAAGGAAATAAAGTAAATAAAGAAGCGTTTGAAGAACTATGCCGTTTACAATGCACAGAAGGAGAAATTTGTGGTGTGTTAAGAGTTAGCCATGATACACTTTTACAATGGATCAGGCAAAACTATGGAGAAGATTATAACTTTAAAAAAGCATTTGATATGTTCAGTGCAGATGCTAAAATGAGTTTAAGAAAAACTCAATTTAAACTAGCCGAGAATAATCCAACAATGGCTATTTGGTTAGGTAAACAATATCTAGGACAAAGAGATTATATCGAAGAAACTCAATTAGCTAGAATTGAAATTATTGATGATGTGCCTATCGAGGATGTTGATCTAGATGTATAAAAAAAGATTATCAATTTATCAACTTATTGGAACAGGTTATACAAAAGGATGGTATAAGAACTGCCATTGTAGATATAGAGGTTTTAAGGGAGCAAGAAATACAAAAAAATCTTATGTAATAGATGGACTAGAAGTATTAAGTAAAATTATATCTAATCCATATCGTAATGTGTTAATGGTAAGAGAAACATACAACTCTCATAGATACTCTACTTTTGCAACGCTGCAAATGTTAATAAATATGCCTAATCCTAATAATCCTGATATATCACTTGCTAATTATTTTAAAATAAACAAAAGTGATATGACTATTACATATATACCAACAGGGCAAATGATTTTATTTAAAGGATTTGATGATCCATATAAACTTACTTCTATAAGAGTGCCTGTAGGTTTTTTAACTGATGTTTATGTAGAAGAAGCATTTGAGATAGATGATTACGAAGCATTTAGAAAGCTAGATGGTTCTATAAGAGGTAAATTACCAGATGGTTTATTTCATCAAATTACATTTACATTTAATGCTTGGAATAAAGGACATTGGTTATACGATAAATTTTTTAAGGGTAGATTAGAAGATGATTACGAGTATTTACTAACACATGATTATCAAGATTACTGCAATCCTGATGAAATAATTGAAGGTGGCTATGGTAAAGGAATTTATTTACATATATCTACATACAAGATCAATGAATTTAGAGATAAAGAGATATATGATGAAGTAATGGAAGAATTAAGATTAAAAGCACCAGAATTATACAAAGTAGAGGGGCTTGGTATGTGGGGTATGACAACAGAAGCTACATATCCTGAAATTACTGATGCTTTATATAGGCCACAACAAGAGATAAATAAAATGAGATACAGTTGCTATGCTATCGGTATTGATACAGGTTTATCAAATGGAGAAGGACAAATAAAAAGTGGTAAGGATGTAAAAATAAGAAGTGCTACAACAATGCAGTTAGTAGGGCTTACTTATGATTATGACAAATTATGTTGTATAAATGAATTTTTTTACTCAAATGAAAGAGAACCGATAAAGAAAACAGAGCCAGAGTTAATGAGTGATATTGTGAAAACAATAAAGGATTGGAAAGAACTTTATGCGTTGCATCCTGATTTAATGAAAGGACAAATACTTGTTTATGTGGATTGTGCCGATATAGGTTTTAGGCAGGGATTAGAACTTGAAGCTAGAAAGCAGGGTTTATATAATGCAGTATTCTTACCATCAACAAAAATGAGAATACAATCAAGAGTGGATTTTATTCGACTTGTAATGGCTTTTGGAGAATTTTTAATTAGTGATGCTTGTCCTGATTTATATAGAGAATTAAGAAACTCTGTAAAAGGCAAAAATGGTAGATGTAGAGAAGATATAGATGACCATGCCATAAATGCAAATGAATACGCATGGGCACCAATTATAAACAGATTAAAAAGATGGAAACAATTTAAAGAACATTAGTTATTGAAAATAAAAAAAGTAATTGTTATAATTTTATTATAGTGAGAGGTAGAAGGATATGACAATTTTCGATAAGATTAAACAAAGAATATTAAAGTATTTAGGTGTAGAGAAGTTAGATGGTAATCCAAATAGTGATAGATTTACATTTATCAATGATGAAAATACAGTTAAAAGGCAAAAAGTTGATGAATGTAGAATTTGGTATGTAGGAGATAGTGATGAATTACAGAACTATTATACAAACCGAGATTTATCAGGAAATGCCAAAGAGCCAATTTATAATAGAAACAAACCAAACTACTTTTGGGGTATTGCCGTTGCAGAACAACCTGTAAAGAAAGTGCATAGTGGAATACCTAGAGCTATTGTAGATACTTTATCAAATGCAGTTGATATGCCTGACATCAGTAATGAAGATGAAGAAATAAATGAAAACATACAAAAGATTATTGAAGTAAACAACTTTACAACAAAGCTAACACAAGAAGCAAGACCTCTTACATTAGTTGAAGGATGGGGTGGCTGGAAAGTTGTATTTGATAAAACTTTATGTGATTATCCTATCTTACAATTTTATGAAGGTAAAGATGTAGAATATGTAATTAAAAATGGTATGATTATCGGTATGATTTTTAAAGATTTCTACAAATATAAAAATCAAAATTATGTGTTAATGGAAACAAGAAGAATTGATGAAGGAAATAGTATTATTGAATTTGAGTTATTTAGATTAGATAAAAGTAATACTGTTAGTAAAGTGCCACTTAATACAATACCAGAACTAGAAACATTACCAGAAGAAGGATATATAATTGAAGGATTAAAGAAAGTATTAGGTGTGCCTAATAGATATTTCTTTGATTTATTCGATAAAGAACATGGTAGAAGTATATTTACAGGAAAGATAGATATATTTGATGATATGGATCAATGCTTATCACAAGCTAGTCAAACTGATAGAGTATCAACTCCTGTTGAGTATTATCCTGTGGATGTTATCGAAAGAGGTAAGAATGGAGAAACAAACTTGCCTAAAGTGTATAATAGACAATTTGTAAAGAGTGTATCATTTCCTGATGGAGATGGAAATTTACATGGAGAAATTAAAACTACACAACCACAACTTAACTATGAACAATATATCAGTAGATTTAAGAGCTTAATAGATGTAGCAATTACAGGAATATTATCTCCTGCAAGTATGGGTATTGATATTGCTAAAAAGGATAATGCAGATGCACAAAGAGAAAAGGAAAAGATTACAATATTTACTAGAAACAATATAATTGCTGCTGAAACAAAGATGCTAAAAGAGTTATTTAGTGTAGCACTTATGATGAAAGAGTATATGGATACAGACCAAATATCAGTAAAAGATTATGATATATCAGTAAAATATTGTGAGTTTGCTAATCCTACATTTGAAAGTATGTCAAGTATATTATTACCTATGCTAACAAATGGTGGTATATCAGTTGAAATGTATGTTGATAAACTATATGGAGATAGTTTAAGTGAAGAAGAAAAAGCACAAGAAATTGCTAAAATAAAAGAGAGCCAACAAAAAGATGATCTAGAGTTAGGAGATTACGGACTAAATGGAATGGATGAAAACATCACTAACGAAGATAGTGGACCAGAAGCAATTGGAGAAGAAACAACTCCACGAACTGAAGAATAATTACATAACAACGATATATAAAGGGCTAGTAGATAAAGATAGCGTTAGAGAAATCCATAAAAAGTTAATTGATGAAACATTAAATCAAAAAAATAAAGGTATGGCAACAAGTGATAATATGCTTAAAGTTGCAACCAATATGGTATTAAAATTAAAGAAAAAAGATACCAATAAAAAGTTTGTTGATGGATATGTGAAAACAACTTATGGTAAAATAGTAGAAGAAGCTAGTCCTGTTGAGGTATTAGGTATATATTTTTTTGATTTAATTAAGAAATTAGATACTGAAAAGAAAATGTCGCACGAAATAGTAAGAGATGCCGATAAGAGAGAAGCAGAAGCTAAAGATAGAACCATAAAGGAAAATTTAGAGAAAAATAGAACACTAGAAAATCCTAAAATCTTTTATCTAGCAAGTTGGCACAAAGATAGTGCGACAGACCATGCCGAGTGGCAGGGTAAAATTTATGTTGATGAAAAGTGGCAAAGTGTAATTAGAGATGCTGAACTAAAAGATAGAGTAAAGAATTATATCACAACAAATAATATAAAAACTATTCAATGGGTAGTTGGTAAACCTGTGTGGTTTATTACAAGACCAAATTGTAGGCACTATTTTAAGATACTAGCTACTGATGAAGTATTAAGTAATAGTAATGCAAAATTACTAAAAGAATATAAAATGAGAACTGCAATAGGTAAAAGACAGTATTTACAAACAATAGACCACGCTAGAACAAAAGTGTGGTATGATGATGTAAGAAATGCAGAATTATTAGTAGAAAAATATAAAGAAAGATTAAGATTACATCAAAATATGTATGCTGCAAAGCCAAATCAAGTAATAAGAAATGCAATAATTAAGGATAATGCCTTAATTTATAAGTGGAATAAATACATAGTTGAGAAGAAAAGGGGTAGAATATAATGCCAACAAAGGAAAATTCTAGTGGAAAGCAGCAACCTTATGATGCAGAAACAGGTAAATTTTCTAGTTTTTCTGGATCAAAAAAGGAAGAAAAAAGGGATTATGATAAAGAAATAGCAACCTTAAAAGAGCAAACTAAAGGATTAAGTATGTTTAGCCCTGAAAGAAAGAAAATTGTTGAAAAAATAAATCAACTTGAAGCTGAAAAAGAAGGATTTAAGAGTTATGATGAACTAAAAGAATTTAGACATAATAAACTACTTGAAAAAAATAAAAATAAGGTAGAACATCAAGAACAAAGCCAAAAAGAAGATTATATGATGTCGCATAGACCTACTGAAACAGGAATAACTGCAGATAATTTAATAAATCAGGATGTAGAAACTCCTATGCCTGATAATTATTATGAAATTTTAAATAATCAAGCTAAAAATGATATTGATATAAAAGAAACAATGGATCAGTTGAATAAAATTAAAAATAATCCTAATGCAGAGATAACAATTTATAGAGCAACAACAGGAAATAGCATCAATGATGGAGATTGGATTACATTATCTAAAAATTATGCTAAAAGACATAATGAACATTCATTAGGTAATAAAGGTAATGTGGTAGAAATGAAAGTAAAAGCTAAAGACATCCAATTTGCAGGAGATGATATAAAAGAATGGGGATATTATCCACAAGATAATGATGAATTTGTGTTATCTCCAAAGAATTTAGAAGTATTAAAAGCTACTGAAGAAGGTAAAGACCTTATTATGAAAGCACCTGAAATGACAAAAGAAGAATTAAAGAAAGCAGTTTATGAATTTCTTAAAAAATAGCCGTTTTTACGGCTTTTTTTATTTTTCCTTATAAAATGTATTGCAAACTAAAAAAAACTGTTATAAAATAAAATTACTTATAATAGTGAGGTTATACTATGGAAAATGAAAATTTAGAAGTGCAAGATATGGCACAACAAGAAGAAATGCAGGAAAATGAAACTCTTACTGCAGAGAGCAACGAGGAAGAAGTTGTAAAAGACATCCAAGAAGAAATCCAAACTAAATCTTTTACACAAAATGAAGTAAATGAGATGATTAGAGCAAGATTAGAAAGAAATAACAACTCATTTTTTAAGCGTTATGGTGTAGAAAATAGAGATGGATTAGATGGTTTAATTGGCAAAGCTCAATCTTATAATGTTATGAAAGAAAGATATAACGGACTTAAAGATGAAAATGCTCAATTAAAAGAAAGACTAGCTTTTTTGTCAAACCAAATCTCTCCTGATAGAGAAGAAGATGTGAGAGCATATTTTAAGGGTAAAGAAATGGAATTTAATGAAGAAGCCCTAATAAAAGAACTTGAAACACATCCTGAATGGAGAAAGGTTATTCAAGAAGATACTACTCCAAAAACTACAATTAAGGTTTTAGGTGTAGAACATAAGGATAGAAATATCCAAGAAACTGAAGCAGAAAAGCAAAAAAGAATTTTTGGTATATAAAAAAATTTAAAAGAAAGGGAAAAAATTAGATGAAAATCGAAGAAATTATTGCTAAATTCAAAGAAGAAGGCAAGACAGATGAAGAAATCAAAGCTGAATTAGAACTAATTAAGAAAGATATTGATGCTTATTTAGGAGATAATGAAGGCAAAGAAAAAGATGAAGAAGTAAAAGATGAAATTGAAGATGATGAAAAATTACATCAAGTATTCGGCATTTAATTTAAAGAAAGAAAGGAAAGGTAAAAAATAATGGCTAATACAAATTCATTTGCTTATATTGAAAAGACACTTCCCGGTGTCGTTGATAAAGTTTTCGCACTTAACTCTTTAACTGATGCTTTAATCGGTGGAAGTGAAATTAAACTTGACTTCCTAGATGCAAGAACAGTTAAAATCTTTATGTTAGCATCTACAGGTTTAACTGACTATGCAAGAGGTGGACATGGTTCTACTAATACTCGTGGTGCTGCAAAATCAACTACTGAAACATTTACATTATCACAAGAAAGATATAGTGAAATCCCTCTTGATAAGTTAGATACATTAGATGATGGAGAAACAGTTTTAGGACATTTAGCTAGTGAGTTCTTAAGAACTAAAGTTGTTCCTGAATTTGATACATATCGTTTCTCAAAGATGGCATCTTATTGTTCTGCAACAATTGGTAATTTAGTAAGTGAAAGTATTTCTGCAAATACAATCATTTCTAAATTCAATGCTGCTTTCAAGTGGATGAGTGAACAAAAAGTTCCTGAACAAGATCAAGTAATTTATGTTAATCCAACAGTTATGGAGCAAATCCGTAATACTACTGAATTAGCAAAGAGATTACATCAAAGCGATATGGACAAGAATGTTCAATTTGCTATTGAAGAATATGAAAATAGACCAATCGTAGTTGTTCCTAGTGATATGTTCTATACATTAGCACAAACAGGAAATGGTATTTATCCTTCAAGTGCTTCAAAAGTAATCAACTTTATGGTTGTATCAAAGAAAGCTCCAATCATTGTTAAGAAGATGGACTATGCAAAGGTATTTAATTCTGTTGATGAAAATGGTTCATATTTAGGATATGTTGGTTATCTATTAACTAACCTATACTATCATGATTTATTTGTGCCTGAAAACAAGAGAGTTGCAATTTATACATCAGTATCAACTACTGCTGCAACAACTGTTTCAAGTGCATTATTAGTAGATGCAGTTGCAGGTTCAACAGGAAAGACAGTAATCAATGGTGTATTAACTCAACCTGCTGGTATGTTATATGATGCAGTAGGCTTATATACTACAAACGGAACTGCTCCTGCAATCGGTTCATCTTATACAGTTTCAACTGATGTTATCGGCACAGAGATTACTCCAAATGCTTCACATAACATCTTTGTAGCAGTTCAAGATGGCAAAGTAGTTGCTACATCTAAAGACTTTACAAATACTTTACCTGTAGGAGCTTAATAATTCTAAAATAAGGGCTATGCAATAATAAGTTGCATAGTTCTTTTTTTTGATTTATAATAATATTATAAGGAGCTATGGTATATGAAATATATAAATGATTTAAACAAATTAAAAAAAATTCAAGAAATGGCTAAAAATGGAGATAAAAAAGCCAAAGATTTTTTATTCAATTTTATGGAAATGGATGATGAAGAAGCAAATAAGTATTTATCACAAATTGCTATAAATGATGAAGGAAATGAAAAAGATTGGAAATCTATTATTGAAGATTTAATTGCTGATGAAAACGAAGCAATAGATGGATATGATAAAGCAATCAAATATTTAGTCAATTCAAAGCTAGGAAATAGTAAAGTTCTTGATGTGTTAGAGCATATCAAAGAAGAAGAAATAAAACATATTGAAGAATTAAAGGAGATAAGATAATATGGCATGGGTTAGTCCAAAAGTTTATGCAATTTTAAGTAGAAGTGAAGAAGGTAAGGATATTATTGAAAAATTACCTGATATGACAGATGAAGAAAAAGATAAAGCTATTGATGAATTTTTCGGTAATTCAGAAAAAGGATCATCATTTAGTGCTGATTATAAAAGAGCTAAAGAAGATGATGAAAAAGAAAAAAACTTGGAGTATGATGAAGATTATGAAAGAAGTTATGGACCAAGATGGGAATTAGATGAAGATGAAAGACAAGAAGCAATAGATGATATTAGTGAAACATTTGATTTTAGTAAGAAAGTAAATCTTAATGAAATTGCTAATTATTTAGAAGATAAATATGATGTTTCAAAAGAAGAAGCATTTATGATTATAAACGAACAAAAAAAGCAAAGAAAATAATTATCATTTTAAATAAGGAGTGATTTTCTATGGAAATTAAAACAAAATACATAACAGTTGATAATTTTAAAAACTATTTCGGTGTTGATTTAGATTTAGAATTAAAAGCACAGGGTAATCCTAGTAATACTGCAGAAGCGTTTTTGTATCGTATTGAAACAAGAATGGCAGCATTTTTAGATGCCAGATTTAATAGAAGAATTGATAAAGAGTATCCTACATTTACTGATTATCAAAAAGAGCATTATGCACTAGCACTTTTAGAACAAGCTATGTATGTGTTTAGAAATGGAGATATATCAGTCGATAGTGGCTATGATATTGAAGCAGGAGAAAAAGCCAACAATGATACTATTGTTAAAAAGACAATAGGATTAAATGCTATGA